TAACAACTGTATTACCAGCTTGAGTTAAAAAGTCAGGTAAAAATCTACTAACTCTCATCATAAATTCTCCATCTCCTCTAAAGGTAATTCCTTCTCTTTGAGATTGAGTAATATCAAAATCTCCAGATAATATGTTAGCTGGTATAGCGGATGTAGTTCCTATTTGAACTTGATTAACTCCTGTCTCATGTTCATAATAATATGTAACACCATCGGTATTACCGGTCACATCAAAAGAAGAATTTGTATCAGCATCATATTGAGTTGCATGTGGTAAACCAAAGATAGCTGAATCAATCCACGCTGTTCTTGGCCACATAGAATTAGCATTAGTGTACCAAATAGGTCTATTAATTGTTGAATCTAAATAACTATATATAACACATCTATTATTTACATTTGAATCAGATGTTGGATAGAACCATAATACTTCACCAAACAAGTTATTTAGTCCACAATAAATCATTTGATTAGAAGTTTTATTTAAATCATCATAAACATAGTCTTCTACAAAACAATCTAATGATTCTAGTTTACCAGTAAATCTAAAGAAACCATTTTCAGACATCCAGTAAGCAGCACCATCAACTTCAACTGCTGCATTTTTTCCAATCAGACCACAGTTAGTTCCTACTTGTTCGAACGCAAAGGTAAAAGGTTGACCTACAAAACGCATGGTAAATAATGAAGTATCTGACCAAACATAAATTGTATTTCTACCAAGCTTAGCTCCCATGATCCGTGATCCGGCGGCCAGTCTTTGTGTACCAGCTGTATTGGTTGCTGTAGGTGTCCAAGTACTTAATGTTTCTTGAGACGAGAATCTTATAAACATATCGTCTTGTGTATCGGTATTACCAATAGTTGTTTCTGTTCCAAATAAAACTAAGTGACGATCGGGTGTTGATACAATCATATCTCTAGATGCAGTAGGTGCTCCTGAGACAATTGTTGCTCTTGTTGCAGGAGCATTGGATGAATCTGCATCCCATTCAAACACAGCTCCATTAACTATTAATGCAACTAAAGTACTTCCTAAATTATCTAATGACCATAAACCGGGTTCAGCAACTTTATCAGTTGACGCTGCTGCTTGACCCCATGCTGCATAGTCACTAGTATTAGTAACTGTTGCACCATCAGAATGAGCAGCTCTAGTTGTTCCTCTAACTGCTCTAGTAATTCCTGTTAAAGTAGTGCTTCCTGAAACTCCTGTATAAGAAATTTCTTCCGTTCCAACTAAAATATAATTAGTGCCTGTAGTTGGGAATCCTGTAATAGAATCTAAAACAATACTTGTTCCTGATCCACCAGTTCCATAAGCATCGTCTCCTAAAGCTCCGTTTAAAGTATTAGTTTGAGGGTTGGTGACTGTACCACCAAACTGAGATATACCCCATCCATATACGCCAACTTGATCAGCCGGACCAACATGGTAGTATCTATAATAAGTTATTCCTCCAGAAGTTGTAGCTCCTGAATCAGTTTCAGTAGCTCCCGCATTAATAGTAATAGTTGTGTTAGTGGGTGCAGATAACACCATAAATTTTTTATCACAAAAAGTATTAGCATCAAAAACAGAGTCAGTAATAGAACTAAAAGTAGAGCTATCACCAAATAAAATTATATCTCCTGCTACAAAACCATGAGCAGAAGAAAAAGTTATAGTAACAGTTGTGTCTCCATTAGTAGTAGTAAATGCACTGGTAATTGCTGTGCCTGATGGATTAACTAAAGGATGGATATCATAATAAACTCCTCCAGAATAAACATATAAAATTCTATTAGTACCTAAGACAGAGTATTTAACACCTTCTTTATTAACCATATGATGAATAGCACGTGTTGGACCTGTTAATTTTTTATCTCCAAGAGAAGACCAGCCACCTACTTTTTCAGGTGTGCCATATCTAAAACGAACATTTTCTCCTCCAGTCCACATGGCTTCTGCTCCTGTAGGGGTAAGTTGTTTATTAAATCCGGGTAAAAATCCTATCTTTTGTAGCATAAGGATCCATTATATAAGGTTTTATGGATTTTGGTAGTCTATATTTCTTTACAAAATCCTTATAAAGGGAGCAGTAGGTATGGTGAAATACTGCCCCCATTATAGGGATCATATCATTTTTTAAACCAAGAGGGAAGTCCTAAATGAGGACGTTTATCAAATCTATTTTCTTTAGCCCCTGTAGTTTTACAATTGTTATAATGAAGAAATGATTGTGCACAATCTTTACCTTTAAATTTTTCTCTCCAATGTTCTAATTCCATACCTTTATAAACCAACATATCTCCTGATTTTAAATCCACTTTAATACCTTTAGCTTTGCTTTCAGTAGTAATCTTTTTACCATCTGGTATACCTACATTTTCCTTAGGACTTAAATATATTGACCATTTATCCCCACCCAAATGCATAGTCGTAGATATTTCACAACTAAATCTATCTTTGTGTCTTTTTAATTCATCACCTTTTTTATATATTCTTGTATAGGAATAAGCTGGATATAATTTAAGACCTGTGTGCTTTTCCATAATAGGCTGACATTTTAACATTAAAGTTTCCATAGCAATATCAGAGTATTGGGAATAAGTATTTGGTATTTGTTCATCATCCCATCTTCCTAATAGAGTTTCAAATGGAGATATAAATCTTGTTTTAAAACAAGTCTTAGCTACCTGTCTTTTTAGTAAAAGATAGTTGTATAAAAATTCTGATAATTCTTTTGGAACAGCTTGTCTAATAATTAAGTATTTATCTTTTTTAAAGTCCATATTAAAAGTAATTAAAGTTAATAACCATTCTATTTTTACAGTCAGTAGAGTTAGTTCCAGAATGCTTTATCTTAGAATCAAACAACACCATTCTATTGCTTTTGCTTTTTATTTTTTTGCCTTCAATAACAGTATAACCATTGTTATCATTAACATAATAAATACCAACTTTACATTTAAAATCTTGATCCCAGTGTGGTTTATATTCTACTAGCTTCTGAGTAATGGGAGTTAAATTAGCTTTTATTCTTACCAATGATAAGGGTTTTAGTTTATCTATTAAAGGGTATAGATGATGATAAAAATCTGAATTGACTTTATAATCATTATAAAACGTATGGTAGAAATGATTGTTAAATAAATCATTATCATTATTTTTAAAATGTATTTTATCAGGTTGAAAAAACCATGGAAAATTACTTCCTTCTAACATAGACTTTAACCTTAAACTATCTTCTGTCGCTAAATAATTATCTATAATTTTAACCATCTTTTGCCATCCCTGAAGGAATAGCAGTTATATTCCAATGTATAAATCTAAAAGGTTCTTTACCATGATCAACTGCAAATTCATGTTCTAGGTATGCGGGAAAAATAAGTAAGGTTCCTGGCTGTGGTTTAAAATGAACAAGTTCTGTACCAAGAAAAATAGAGTTTGGTTGTGGTCTAGTGTTTAATTTAGTTGTTCTGAGACCAACCCTTGGATCGTGAAATACTGGCATAGAAGTGTTAGGTCCACATTTTAAAAAATAAAATCCTGATACGTGTTGGTTAGAATGTATATGTGCTGAGTGATGACCTCCTCCTTTTTTAGCAAATTCTTGTACCCACATTTCAGAAAATATTGTTTTATATTGTTCCATATCAAAACCCATATAATTTAAAAATTCCCAAGATTTTTGACCAATGTAATTTCTTAAGTCTATAAAATCATTATCAGTAAGTAATGGTGTGGAATGCCACGATACACCAAAGTCCCCGAATTGTTTTATATATTTTTTAGACTCAGGCCTATTTTTTGATTTTTTAATATATTTATCACTTGCTTTGTTTAAAGATTTTACAAACTCTGGTTTGTGTTCTGTCCAGATAGGTGTTTTAAAATGTTCTGTTTTGTCCATATTATTTATAAGGGTATCCTACATTCCATAGAACTAATGAATATCTTACTCCTTTTGTTACGGGTTTAACTCGATGCCAAAGAAAACTAGGAAAAACAATAAGACTTCCTTTAGATAATATCTCAATTCCTTTTCTTAAGTGTTTGGATTCCTCTCGCTGGTGAGGTTCATAGTTTCTAAAATCAAATTCTAATTCACCTCCTTTATATTCTGAGCCATCTGTTAGTTGACAAGTAACAGAAAGTTTTCTAATCATACCATGATCTCTTAAACCAGGATGATTATATGGTTTAGGCCAAGTATCTTGATGCCAATCGTAATATTGATTAAGTTTATATTTTGTAAACTGACATGCTTCCGAATGCTCCCATTCAAAATTCCACCCTGCTTGCGCATTAGCATGATGTATATAGGGATGTATTTCTTTATAGATCCACTCATCATCTAAAAACACAACATCTGAATTTCTTTTTTGTTTTAATTCTGATAATTGTTTTTTAGTAAGTTCTCTCTCACCAAACCCACCAGTTCTAGCCATCTGTTCTTTTTTTTCTAATCCAAACTTAATAACATCATCACAAAATTTAGATGTTAATGCAGATTTAAAATACCAATAATAATCATTCAACATCATAAGCTTTTATAGATAGTCATAGGTAATGCTTTGAACAAAGTTTAAAGCATCTTTTTGATCATTAGTTATGTAATACATATTAGTAGAAGGAAACATAATAAATTTATTATTAGTTAAAGGAATATCCCAAGATTTTCCTTTTCTTCTATTGTCGTCATAGTGTATTCTAACATTACAATCTTCTACCTGTACACCATATAACAATATAAAATCAGGAGAATGTTTAAGATCTACTGGATCTATATGTAATAATGGAGGACTTTTTTGTTGGGGCTTATAGATATTACCCCATATTTTCTGGTCAATTAATTTCATGTCGTAGTTTAAATTTATAAAATCTTTTATATAAACATTTAACTTATCTAAAGTTCGTGAAGGTAGAATGTCAGTGTCTTTAAAAGTAGAATGTAAAATATGATGAGCTAAATCAATTCCATCTATCTCCCAGTCTTTGGGCATTGAAACATCACCATAATATAATGCTTGTTCTGTTAATACTTTCTTTTGCATACCAATTCCTTTTATAAAGAAAGATATTATAAAGTCAATATTATTGAAAAAAATTGATCTAGATCAATTATGAGCTTACGTCTGTCAGATCCCAAGACTGACCACTTTCATTCCAAACATAACGCCATAAATGAGTGTACGCGTCATTCTGTGCTTTTTGTTCTGCAGTTAAAGCTGGTGCATCACCAATTGGTGAATGCCATCTAGCATCTGTAGTATTTAAAACCCATGAAGGATATGGTTTTGGAGAAATAAATATTTCGTTTACTGGATCCCAAGTATAACCTATACCTGCATAATTTCCTCTAAGGGGAGTACCACCTTGTCTATGTACGCCTGCTCTTGTATTTTTAGAAGTTTGAATCCAAAGATGAGCCGGCCAATTTAAACATTTCTCTAAAAATTGTTGTCCTACAGCTTCCTCTTCAACACCTTTTCCATTAGTTGTATCTTTGTCATCTACAACAACGACATTTAAAACTATGTTTGATTCTGATATTTTTGCAAAGTTTGCCATATTATTCTACTATTTTATACCTTACTATAACTACTCCAGTACCACCATCTCCAGCGCCAGTATCTCTAGCACCACCGCCGCCACCGCCAGTGTTTGCTGTTCCATCAACTGCTGGTTGACTTGTTCCGGGCGCACCTGCTCCACCACCACCAGATCCACCGGATCCTACTGGTCCACCATCACCACAGCCGCCGCCTCCACCACTTCGTGTGTAAGGTCCATTAATATTTGTTGTTGCTCCTGCGCCGCCAGGACCACCCCGTCCAGGGGTACCTGCGCCTGTTGCGCCTCCGCCACCAGCTGATGCCCATGGGGGTCCAGTTGATGCAGATCCACCACTATTTCCTTGAGGAGGAGTTACTGGAGGTGTATTTCCTGATCCAGGACCAGGACTAGGTGAGTTGGTAGTAGCACCGCCACCGCCAGATCCACCTGGTTGTCCGGCTACATTATTATCTCCACCACCACCATTTCCACCACCGGCAGATGTTATAGTTGAAAAAGTTGAAGGTCCTCCAGGAGTTGAAGGGTTTGCAGATGCAGGTGGAGTACCTCCATTACCTGATCCTCCTACTGTTATAGGATAAGCTCCTGCTGATACTGTTAAAGAAGAAGTCGCCGCCAAAGGACTAGCTGTATATGGACCTGAAGTTGCTTCAACATGAGATTCTCTAAAACCTCCTGCACCGCCACCACCACCGTGGTTTGTTCCACCACCGCCACCGCCAGCTACTACTAAATAATCAATTGCACCTGGACCGGGAACAGCTGAAACACAAAAAGTTCCACTACCTGTAAATACATGATATCTATATGATCCGCATGGAGTACATGTAATTGTTCCACCGGTAGCACAGATTGGTAAAACTACTTTACCGCCTGAACCAAATCCTAGAACTTGATAACCAAAGCTTTTACCTCTGGCAGGTTTCTTTTTTTTTGAATTTTTTACTCCGACGTTTTGGAGTATGTCTATTTTATGGTCTCTCATTACTCTACTCCTTATGCGTCGTTAGCTGCATCAGTAGTGTAGAATATTTTTACTCCGAGAACTCTAGCTTCACCAGTAAAAGTATCACTACCATCTGCTGCATCTCTATATAATTGAAAGTACGTTTGTTCACCTGCTGCAGGAGATCCCGCAACTGTCATTGCACTGCTTTCAGATGTAATTTGTTGATCTTCAACTGTTCCGATTCCAGCGTCTGTAACTTCTATTGCTGTTCCATATGCAACATCAATAGTATCACCGTCTGCACATGCCACAGCTTGTAAACCAAATATACAATTTCCTGTGTTAGTTGAACTAGGAGCCCAATAAACTTGATAAGTTAATGTGCTTTCATTCCATGATTTTGGCATAGCTATTGAAAATTGAGTGTATTGTTTTGTACTAGCATCAAAATCAAATACTTTCATATCAGGTCTTGTAGCTGTTGTTTCTACTTGTTCAGCATCTGCTGG